ATTATAAATATCAAACTAAAACAATATTTGTAAAGTTTTTAGTATTTATTATTATATGAAAAAAATTAAGTTGATTTCATTATTGGAAACTCTTATTCGTGAAGAGATTGAAGAAGTAAGAATTACTCCAGACGAATATAAGGACCTTTTAAGAAAAGTTGCCGGCCACGCACACGGAATCCCAACATTACCAAAATTTAGAGGTAAGAAATTAGTTGTTACTGGTGATTTAAACTTACGTGATGATAAAAGAATTACAGATTTAGGCCCAATTAGAGTTGAGGGAGGATTAGATGTTTCAAATACAAATATTAAATCATTAGAAAATGTTGAAGTTACTGGATCTGCTCGTTATTGGCATACACCTTGGACAAAAGAACTTGACAGAAGAAAAAGACAAAGAGAATTAGCCGATGCTGAAGAAAGAAGAGAAGAAGACGCTTGGAATTTAAATGATACAGATGATGAAGGTGAAAGAGCAAATGCTGCTTTTGAGTATGCAGTAAATTTAGGTTTATTAAAAGCTAGAACAGAAGACGAAGAAATTGAATTAAGAGAATTAAAAACAAAATTATCGGAACTTGAAACTCAAATGGATCAAGAAGAAGATGAAGAAAGATATGATGAACTATCCAATGAGTTTGATGAGGTACAAGAAAGAGTTGATGAACTTGAGGGTGACTATACCGATGTTTATGATTTAATTCCAGATGGAGGTCACTATGAATTAGATTCGTTTAGGTCAGCAAGTGAAGGTTTTGTAATTTCAGTTGGAACAGAAAGTGAAGCTGATGAATCAATGAGGGACTACTATCAAGAATGGGTTGATGACCCAGTATCATATCTTAATAGTGATACAATTTCATATCATCTTGACGGTGATAAAGTTGCTGATGAATTTGAAAGTATGGTTGATGATTGGGTTAGAGAGGACCCGGATAATTATGGTATTGAAAAAGATTTAAGTGATGACCAAGAAGAAGAAATTTGGTTACTTGAAATGGAAAAGTGGGTATATGAAAATGAAGGCGTAAGAGCCCCAATATCCGAACCAACAAAAGAAGATGGTAATGTGTTTGATTTTGAAGACGCGGAAGGTAATAGATTCCAATATAAAAATACAAGTACAGACCCAAATAGACGTAATTGGGTTTTATATAAAGACGGTCAAGTAGTACCACCACATCAAATATATGATGATGAAGATACTGAAGATCATGAAGATGAACGTGAAAGTAGAATTTCAGATATTGAGTATGAAATAGAAGAAATAAAAGATAATCCAGATGGTGACCCAAATGAAGAACAAATTGAAGAAGAAGTAGAAGATAGGTTATATAGTATAAGAAGAGATCCGCTTACATTTTTAGAAGACATGGGTTATGACTTTAGAAGTATGATAGATTTTATTGATAAAGATGATTTATTAGAAAGTTTAATTAATGACTCAGATTATGGTAGTGCACTTAATGGATATAATGGAGATTATGACCAAATTAATATTAATGGAACCTATTATATTGTAATGAGAACAGATTAATATTTACAGGTAATATTATATCACTATTATTATGTCAAATGGCAAGAAAAAAGAAAATAGAATTTTTAATGAACACCGACTGGATGTTCGAGAAACCAATTGACAGAGAACACAAAGAATACAAACTTTTATCGTATTTCCAAAAGATGGGTGAAAAACTGGATAATATGGAATTATATCCAGGGTTTATTGAACTATCATTACATCTAGCTAATGTTCAAACTCTCGTAAAAGATAAAAAACTTTTATATATCACAAAAAAACTATCAAGTGTTGATGATGAACTACTTGTTAGAGATTTAAAAATTAAGGATGTTCCTGAAATGTCAAAAGAAGAGTATGAAGAGTTTGTTAAAATTCTTACATATTCAATGCCAAGGTTAATAGAGTATTTTAATATTGCAAAATCGGTTTGGGAACTTGTTTTTGATAGAGTTTTTTTAAAAGTAAGAACAAACAAAAAAAATGAATTAAACCCAAAAGGATATTTTTATTATGAAGATAAAGAAAAGATACTTTATGTTTGGGAATACGAATTAAAAAAAGCGGCCAAAAATTCACCGGAAAGTGTTATAAAATCAAATTTAATTTATTCGGATTTAAAAAACGATTTGACACTACCAAAAATTATTTCTAACTTTTCTACAACAAAAGAACAAGCAAAAAATAAATTACCGGTATATGAAATGACTTCAGCTGGGGATTTCCCAATAGAGAATACCTTATTACCTTTGTTTAAAAGAAAATTAATTTCTTATATCAACCAGAAAAAAACTATTAACAAATATTTTGAAAACAAAGAAAATTTAAACTTATAAAAATGGAAAAAATAGAATTAAAAGATTTAATTGAATTAATTAAGAAATACCCAAATGACCAACAATTGGGAACACAAATTAAAAAATTAGTAAACGAAATCAAATCCAAGTAAAGAATGGAAAAAGAAATGATTGACCACCCACAACATTATGGGGGAGAAAAAAATCCATATGAAGCAATAAAAGTTATTGATGCCTGGAATCTTGGGTTTGCATTAGGTAATACTGTTAAATATATCTCAAGAGCTGGTAAAAAAGATACAGATAAAGAACTACAGGATTTAAAAAAAGCTCTCTGGTATTTGGAACATCATATTAAAAATTTAGAAAACCAACAGTAGTGTTGGTTTTTTTGTTTTTATGAATATTTATTTATAAAACCAAATATGAAATTAAGTGCTGAAACAATAGAAAAATGGAACTCACTCTCAACGGGAGATAAAAAGTTTATAGTTGAATTTTTAATTGTTGCAAATCCAGATAAAAAAATTCCATTAACGGAATCAAGATGGTGGAATACTGTTGGAGATATTGTTGGTATTTTTGACCCAACTGGTGTTGTTGATTTAATAAATGGTTTGGACTATATAAGACAAGGTGATTACTTTTTTGGTTTTTTATCTATGGTTGCGGCAGTCCCAGTTCTTGGAGACCTTTTAGCAAAACCAGTTTTAGGTGCAATGAAAATAGGTAAAGGCTCCACTGTAGCATTAAAAAGTGCCTTGGAAGCTGCCAAACTTGGTAAAGACGCGGAAGCTTTAGCTAAAATCACAACACTTGGAAAAACAGAAGGTGTTGTTGGTAAATTTATAAGAGGTGCCGGACAATGGGGTGATAAACTAATTTCAATAATAGAAAAATTACCTGGTGGTAAAATATCAAAAGGACTTAAAGAAACTTTAATTGGTTGGATACAACTATTCCAGCAAGGTTCAAAATCAGGGAGAAATATTGCCAGAGGTTCTAGAAGACTATCATCGGCTTGGAAAACATTAAGTCAAACTGAAAAAGTAGCAAACTTAGAAAAATTGGTTCAAGCATCAAAAGGAACCGGATTATTTAAAGGCTATAAAGCTGTTAATCCGAGTCTATGGTCTAAATATGTAACCGGTGGTGTTCCTAGACTTTGGGGTAATAGAAGTACAAGAATGCTTATGAGAAAAACTAAATGGTATGCCGGCCTTTTAGATTGGATGGGTATTGTTAATCTAGTTGGTCCAGACGAACTTGACAAACAATATGGAAATGAAGAAATGGCAAAACAAATTGAATTGTATAATAAAACACCAGAAGCTAATCAATATTGGGCTGAAGATTTTGGTAATGTACAACCACAACAACAAATGGAACCAACACAATTTATGACAAGTAGAGATTTTTCTTCTTCTAACGCTGGTTCAGATCCGTTCCTTAAAGCATTCCAAATTTTATTTTGAGTAATATTACTCAACAAATATTTTGTCGTCAATAGAAATATTTAATTCATCACAAGTTCCACCAGGGAGTTCTAATACAATATCACCATTACCGTTATATGTTTGACAGTCATTGTCATTACAAGGTTTACAATCACTATGTATTTTAGTTATTGTTCTTCCTTTTATAAAAATAATATCAAGAGGAACTATACAATCTCTCATCCAGAAAGAATGATTACCAGGTTCCATCATAAATAAAAGACCATCAAATCCATCAAATTTTTTATTCATCATTCCTTTTTGAATATCTTTTTGATTTAGTAAACATTTTACATCAAATTGATTGTCATTTATTATTACCTGCATATATATTAAATATACAATTTATATGAAAAAATATGCTGGTGTTTTATTGAAAAATAGGAATAAAGTTCTTTTATGTAAAAGAGCTCCGGGTGAAAGTAGAGCAAATACTTGGTCAATTCCTTGTGGTCATATTGAAGGAGATGAAAAACCAAAAGATGCTGCAATCAGAGAATTTAAAGAAGAAACAAATATTAATCTTGATACATCAATAAAACTTTTAGATTTTATAAAAACAGAAAATGACAATGGTATTATTTTTGTCTTTTTTAAAGAGGTTGAAAAAGAAATTGAACCGGACCTAGAAAAAGCAAAAGATGGTCACGAACATACAAAATGTGGTTACTTTAATCTGATTGATATTCCAATTAAAGATAAAAAAGACGATTTATATAAAATAATTTCAAAAATTTTGTAACTTTTGAGATTATAGGTATATTTATATTACACACAAAACAACAAACACCCCTTCGACTTATTGTTGGTTTAACAAAATCAAATCCCACAGATAATTAAAAATTTTTGTGGGATTTTTTGTTTTATATCAAAAAATGTATTAAATTTGTCTTATGAAGAAAATCGGAAACAATATCAAAATTCAAAATGAAACAATGGGTTGTTTGTTAAACGAAACATTTTATGATGAAATTCAGTTTAAAATATTTTTGAAAATGATTAATGGGTCTTTTAGTTTGGAAAATGATTTGTTTTTTTATAACGGTGATACATTTTTGATAAACATACCTTTTAATATCTTAAAAAATTCTGTTGTTGTAACATCAACTGTTGAAATGGATATGGTAGAACCAATTAAAAGTAAAATTGAAGCATTTGTTACAAAATAGTTTCCTTGTTCTATAAAAACAAGGTGGTGGAGTCAAAAAAACGAGAGCAATCTCGTTTTTTTTTGTTTTACATAATATTTATTTGATAAAACAATAAGTTATGAAAAAAACAATAAGATTAAATGAAAATGATTTAATAAAATTAATCTCAAAAATAATTTCTGAACAAACTATAACTCAAGGTGAAGGTTCCGATCCTTATCAATACAAGGAAGAAGGTGGAAAATACTTTTTTGCGAAAAAAGGTTCTGAAAATTGGACTGAAGCTAAAAGTAGTGGTGCTGTAGATTCAATTAAAAGTAAATATTTTTCCGACAGTTCCAAAATGGGTTCAAGTAAAATTGGTGGTTCATCATTTGATAAAGGAAAAAAATTAGGTTCGGCACATAAAAAAGCAGCAATTGAATTTGTTAAAGACGCAACAGAAGTTGTTGTAAAAATTGGTAAAGTAACAATTAAAGTTATAACATATGCAGCGGTAGGTACTGTTGTTGTTCTATATAATGTTTTTTATAAAATACCTGCAGAATTAGGAAAAGCTCTTTTAAGTTTTTTAGGTGCATTAGCTAAAAAAACTGGTGAAATCATTGTAAGTGGTGTTAAAAAAGGTGTTAAAATCGGTAAAGATTTATTGAGTAAAGCAATTTCTGCAACCACAACATTATTTAAAAAAATATTTGAGGCCATAAGTTCTTTAGGAACTAAAGTTTATGCTGTAGCCTTAGCTCTAGCGTCAAAAATAGGTGTAATCTGGAACACAATAAAAGGTTGGGCTGTTGGTGCATTTAATAAAGTAAAACAAGTTTTGGGTGACGCTTGGGACGAAGTAACAGGTGCTGTTGATGCGGTAACTGGATATGTAACCGGGTGGTTGACTGAGAGTGAATTAGATACTATGGTTGAGTGGTACCATTATTATAAATCTTTACCACAAAATAAAATGATTTCTGAAATCTATAAAGATACAAGAAAACTAATTTAATTTTTTTCATATTTTTTTTATTAAACCCACCAAAATAAGGTGGGTTTTTTATTTTATTGGATTTTATCTTTCCATTTATTTGTTAATATAACATCACCATTTGAGATTAAATTAAATAATTCTATTTTTTTAAGTTTAGAAACATCCTTAATTTTAAATATTAAATTATTTTTATCGCAAAAATCTTTAGCGAATTTAAATTTAACTTCGTTTATTTTTATTTTCCATAATTTTTTTGGTTTACATTCTATAACATATTTTTCGTTTATAACAAAATCAGGAAAATAATTTTTATTAATACCATCAAAATTATACGGAATTTTATATTTTTCAATTTCACCGGACTCCCAAGATAAATTAAATCTTTCAATTACAAATATCATATAACTCAATTCTAATAAACTTCTAAAAAACCAACCTTTATACCAACCACAAATCCCATTTCCAGAATTTTTTGGTGCTGGTTTACCAAACATAGGATTTTTTTCACCACGACTTAATAAAGATTGTTTTTCCTTATAATCAATTAATTTTTTATTGGCAACTTCTAAACCATATTTCTCAACCCAAACATCATAAACTGATTTACCAAACATCGCATTATTTTTTCCCTTATTTTTTTCTGACATTTTTTGTCTAAATTCGTCGGTTTTATAAACACTATAATCACGACCCTCAACCATTTTCTTTTTTGATTCCATACTATGTTTTTTACCAAAAAATGGATTTTGATCTCCAAATTTACCAAACATTGGGTTTTTATCTCCTTTAACTCGTTCTGAAATTTTTTTTTTATAATCATCCGTCATTATTTCTTTTAACCCACAACTTTTACATTTAGATAATTTTTTTTCCGCATTTAACATATTATATTTGTTTGTGTATGTTATTTCACATTCACATTTTGGACATTTCCTTTTAAAACTTGTCATAATAATATTTTTTTAGTATATTTGTATTCAGTATCAAGAATACCTCTAATAATAAATATATGAATATTGAAAAAAATACAGCACTCCCCGAAAAGATTTTGTTTCTTGTTAGGGGAGTGCCTTGACCGGGATCAGGAAAAACAACATTTGCAAAAACATTAGGTGGAATACATATTGAAGCCGATCAGTATTTTATGGATGGTGATGGTAATTACAATTTTGATGGCTCTAAAATTAAATTGGCTCACGAATATTGTAGAGCACAAACCGGTGCTTGGATGTCATCAGACGGATTACAAGTTAATGTAGATAAGATTGTTGTTTCAAACACGTTTACCCAGGAGTGGGAAATGGAACCATACTTTGAATTAGCAAAAAAATATGGATATAAAATTTTTACTGTAATTGTTGAAAATAGACATGGAGGGACAAACGAACACAATGTTCCAGAAGATAAATTAGAACAAATGAAAAATCGTTTCGAGGTAAAATTATTATGAGTAGATTAAACAAATTAAAAGAGCAACATCCGGATTTGAACATATCATTAATTGATATTATAACATCATTGGATCCGACCAATACTTACAAGTATACTGAGTTTTTAATTAAAAATTTTAAAAGAGATAATCAATATTACAGCCCAAACCTAGATGAACTTAAAGGCTATCTTGGAGTATCTTTGTTTGGGTCAAATGAAATTGAAGTTTTAAATGAATTTGAAAGACATTCAAGAGCAAATAGAATAAAAGAAAAAGATATTAGTAAATATAAAAATTTTCTTGAATTAAATGAACAAGTTAAGATTGCTGAAGATATTGAAAAACAAAAAGAAGTTGAAAAACAAATTTTAAAGTTATATGAGGATGACACCTGGTTAATATTAACACCATTAAGTTTTGATGCATCAAAAGTTTATGGATCAAACACCAAATGGTGTGTAACCCAGGAAAAATATTGGAAAACTTATTTGAAGACACACAGATTGATATATTGTATCAATAAAGAAACAAATGTTAAAACTGCTTTCTCAAGAGAATTTTCCACAGAAAAATTCCAAGCTTGGGACCAAAAAGATAAAGAAGTTAGTCCAATGTTTATTGATATACCGGATGAAATATTTTTGTTGATTAGAAAGGAACTACAAAAAAATTTGAGTACAATTGATTTAATTCTAGGTAAAGAATCTTTAAAATCTTTTAGAATTTCTGATTTTGTTGGTGACACGGTTGATACTACTAATATGGAAGGTGTTGTAGATAGGTTACGAAGATTGATGGGAATAGTGGAAGCTAATAATACTACTATTGGTATGAGACCTGCCGATACACTGGATGATAATTTTAATCCTGTTGTTAGACGTAGAATAACCCAATTTCCACAAGTTAATATACCTGGTTTAGGTGATTATTTAGCATATACCGACCCTTATCAAGATCAACAAACAGAACAACAAAGTGAAGAAATTGATGTAAGAAGAAGAATCACAGACAACCCTAGAAATATAGATGTTAGTGATTATATGACGTATTTTAGTGGTTCATCAATAAATTATTAATAAAATTATGAGTTTTAAAAAAATATTAACAACAGGAAAAGTATTCATAACATCGGATACACATTACGGACACAAAAATATTGTACGAGGTGTAACAAACTGGAGAACCCAGGATGGACAAATACCGGAAGATTCAACAAGAGATTTTCAAACCATTGAACAAATGAATGAAAGACTTGTTGACGGTATTAACCATTTTGTTGGTCAGGATGACACTTTGATAATGCTTGGTGATGTTTCATTTGGTGGGTTTGATAATATCGGATTATTCCTTGATAGATTGGTGTGTCAAAATATTCATCTTATATTAGGAAATCACGACCATCATATTGAAAATAATAGAGGTGATATACAAAATCGGTTTTTAAGTGTCAACCATTATCTTGAAGTTAAAATTAATGATAGAAGTTTTGTGTTGTGTCATTATCCATTACAAAGTTGGCACGGACTTAACAAAGGTGTAATTCATTTACACGGACACGTTCATTTAGGTAGAGAAAATAAATTTGGTAATGGTAGAAGAATGGACGTTGGAATGGATGGAAATGGAATGGACCCATATGATATTTCAGATATTATTAAAATAATGAATAAAAGACCAATAGGGTCTGATATGTCCGGAGATCACCATTTAGACGATTTAGTTGGAGTTGTTGGATAATTAACAACTCCAACATATTTATTATTATGAAAATCATTATTACAGAAAGTCAGTATAAGTTAATTAAGGAAGCCGTTGGTGTTCCAGAGAATATTCTCCAGGAAGGAAAAAAATTATATGAAATTGTTGCAAGTAAATTAAAAAGTATAACCACAACAAAAGAAGAATATTTTTTTGAGAATATTGATATTGATTTAAATGTTTCTGATGTAAATTTTACAAATTTAAATTTTATTGTTAAAATTGATGTATTAGAAGATTATGATGGTGTTGAACCTGTAATTGCAGTAATGGGTGTTGGAAATGAATTTGAGTTTGATGAAGGAATAATGATGCAAATTAACGCAGAAACATCAACAATAGATTTATTTATCAATTTTGTTGTACCGGAAGGTTGGGAACCAAATGATTTATATATGGTTTTTATTGAGCAAAAAATACATAATACATCTGTTATGGCTCACGAATTAATGCACAGATTTAGAAGAAGTAAAAAGTCAAAAGGCCTGGCCGGTGATACTGCTGATTATCAAGCATATGCATCTGGAAAGTTAAATTTTGGAATACCGGTTATAAATGAATTTATGATGTATAGTTACTTTATTCAAAACGAAGAAAATGTTGTTAGACCAACTGAAGTTGCCTCAAGAATGATACAAAATGGAATTACAAAAGAAAAGTTTTATGAATTTATAATGCAAGATGATACAATTAAAACATTAAAAAAAATACAAAATTTTTCTTTTGAATACTTAATTAAAGGTTTATACGAACAAATGGATAGAGTATTTGGATTACTTGAACATGCTGGAGAAAATCCAAAAGAAAACTCACCTGAAGAAAATATAAAAATGGTTTTAGAGTTAGTTTATATTAATTTAGCAAATCTTAAAATGGAATTTTTTGAAAAATTTGTAATGTCTCGTGAAGAAATGATTTTTTCACAATTGGGTCACCTTTCACAACTTTTTGGTGGAAAAGAACCAAAAGAGGACAAAGTAAAACTACTCAACAAGTATCACAGTCACGTTACAAAATACGCCAATAAAGAGATGGACTTCTTTAAAGATGAGTGTGAAAGGTTTAATTATGTTGCAACAAAACTAATTAAGAGAATATCAAAAGTTTATTCATTAATTCCGGATGAAAAAGAACAAACAAACGAATCTATATTAAATTGGGACCTACACCAGAAACTTACTGAAAAGAAATATGGTAAAAGACCAATAGAAACTTCCTACAAATACAAAAAATAATTTGTTTAATTCAAATTAGTTTCCTACCTTTGTTTTATGAAATTAACAAAGAAGGAACAATTATTTATGGATGTCTTAGAAAAAGAAGGTATTGTTTGGCAATTTGATAATATCTATATAACCACTAAAGACAAAAAAGGTTATGATAAAGTAATCACATATAAATCTAGTTATATTGCTTACGATTTGATTGAGAAAGGTTTAATTAAAGTTAATCCTGAAAATAAATTCAGCTGGGTAAAAGCATAATTTTATATCTTTGTAACTATGTGGACAACTAAAGAAACTAAAAGGGTATATCGTGGGGTAACAATATGGAAGTTTGAAGGCTCTAAATTAAAAGAATCTTTCAAACGAAGAGATCCTCGTACAATACAAAAAGACGATAAGAGGTTTACAAAATGGCATTCTTATCAGGTTCAGATTGATGGAGGTAAATACGACTCAGAATTGTTAAGAGACGTAAAAGAGTATATTGATTCAATCTTAGATAAAATATGAAAAAACCTTGTAAAGAATGTCCACACTTTATTCGTAATCGTCACAACGATATGATTGTTGATTTTGCTGAGAGAACCGGCAAGAAACACAATTGTCATATGACGGAAGGAAAAAAAGATTTGTGGAATGTAACAAATAATAAATTGGAATGTTATGGATCAAGAAAAAATAACTAAATTTGGAACATATATGGAAACAGAAAACCCAACAAAATTAACCGGTGATAAAATCACAAGGTTTGTTGAAAGGTTGAAAAAAATAGGAATTGATGTAAAACTATCCGGAAACTTTCCTTGGGTTTATATTGATGAAATCTGCGGTATAAAAGTTACTGAAACATTTGAAGCAAACCACGGATTTACTTTGATATTCCTTCCTGGTAGGAACGATAGTCCTGTATCTGAATTTACAGATATTGAGGAAATCTTCAAACTTATACGAAAGTATATTAAAGAAGCAAAATTTAGACAAATTGAAAAGCTCAAAGCACAGATTGAGATTTTGAATGAAATTGGGGGTAGGTTTAATATTGATAATAGATTTTATATTGATGATAAAATTGAACAACTTGAACAACAATTAAAAGAAATTAGAAAATAAATAATATGAAATTAATTAAATTAACATCCCATAAAGA